TGCAGATGGAAATCCCGTCGGCCCGCAGCCTGGTGGTCCGAATCCGGTGACGCTTCCCGGTGGTGTCGAACTCGGCAACATCACAGCGCCCGAGATTCAGAAGATGACTAACGAAATCGTGACACAGGCATACGGCCCACGCGCTGGGCTCCGCCGCGACCCGGACAAAAGTACCGACTAGGAGTTCGTCGCTCATGACGCTTAATACCTCGGGCATATCAATGCCCGCCGCCGCGATCCTCGGGTACCGCAAGGACGGCCGTCCGATCCACCCCATCGCAGGTGGCGCTCCGCAGCCCGGTGAAGGTGGCGACCCCGTCGTCGTCGTACCGGCCGCTGTCGTCGAGACGCCTGCCCCCGCCCCGGCTGAGGCTCGCTTCACCGCCGAGGACATCCAGCGGGCGCGGTCGGAGGAGAAGGACAAGTTGTACAAGCGCCTCCAGACCGTGGAGGAGCAGAACAAGAAGTTCCTGGACGAGATCGAGGCCCAGCGCAAGGCGCGCGAGGAGGCCCAGGCCGAAGAGGCCCGCAAGCAGCAGGAAGCGGCGGCCGAGGCGAAGCGCCAGGCCGAGGACGACATGTCCGCCAAGGACCTGCTCGCGCAGAAGGAGCAGGAGTGGTCCTCCCGCTTCGAGCAGATCGAGCGGCAGCGCGAGGAGGAGCGACTTCTGTTCCAGAAGGAGCAGGAGTTCAACAACCTCCAGTCCTACATTCAGCGCCGCGTCGGTGAAGAGGCTGAAAACGTCGCTCCTGAACTTCTCGACTTCGTCGGCGGTAATTCGCCGGAGGAGGTCGAGGCGTCTATCGCTACAGTCAAGGCGAAGACCCAGGCTATTCTGGAATCGGTCCAGCAGGCCGCTATTCAGCAGCGTGCTTCCATGCGTGGTGTGAGCCCCACGGGCTATTCCACCACGGGACCAATGGACACCGATCCGGGCACTAAGTCGTACTCCCTTTCTGACCTCCGCGACATGCCGATGTCGGAGTACGCCAAGATTCGGGGCCAGTTGGGCGTCGGTCAGGCGGCCCAGAACCAGCGTGGACTGTACTCGTAATTCGGTCGAGTACCCGTAACTAAGGAAATCCAAGTATGCCAAGCGCGATCACTGGTACCCCGAACCTGTCGGCTTCTCCGACGAACTACTCGGGCGCCAACAGCACTCTCGGTGCGGCCATCCAGACCATTTGGAGCAAGGAGATCTTGTTCCAGTCCATGCCGATCCTTCGCTTCGAACAGTTCGCTGTGAAGAAGACCGAACTCGGTGTTCAGCCCGGTCTGACGATCAACTTCATGCGGTACAACAACCTGGGTGCGGCCTCGCAGTTGGTCGAAGGTGTGCGCATGCAGACCAACGCCCTGTCGGCCTCTCAGTTCAGCATTACGGTCGCCGAGCACGGCTACGCGGTCGCCGTTTCCGAGTTGCTTTTGAACGCGTCTTTTGACGACGTCATGGCCTCGGCCTCCCGCCTTTTGGGGAGGAATATGGCTCTCTACCTCGACCAGTCAGCCCGAGACACGTTGCTTCAGGCAACTAGCAAGATCTGGGGTTACAACAAGTACGCGCAGAGCAGCGCGTTCGGCGTTATGGCCCAGTACTCCAAGGGCACCGCCGCCACGTCCACGGACGGCCTGGACGGCACCTTCGACTTCACCGCCGCGCTCGTCAAGGACGCGGTCGAGACTTTGGCCACGAAGAATGTGCCGCGTCTCGGCGAGACCTATGTCTGCTTCATTCACCCGCACCAGAGCCGTCGGCTCCGTGATGACCCCGAGTTCATCGAGGTCACCAAGTACGCGGCCCCGGGGAACTTCCTTTTGGGTGAGATCGGCCGCCTGAATGACGTGGTTTTCATCGAGACCACGCAGGTCAAGCAGATCGCCAATGCGGGCGGCAAGACGGTCTACCAGTCCATCTTCCTGGGCGACAACGCCTTCGGTCACGCGATCTCGCTTCCGGTGGAATTGCGTGACGGCGGCATTCTCGACTTCGGCCGTGAGCACGCGCTTGCCTGGTACGCGATCTGGGGCCTCGGCCTCATCACCGACCAGGCCGTTCTGATCGCGGAGACCAACTAATCTCTCAGCCCGTCTGATGGCTTAGTTGGTATTCGCGGGCACGCGATCCTGAAGGGTAGGGGAGCGGATTCTGGATTACCAGGACCGCTCCCCTTCCTCGTTAAAGTAGTACCGCTTCACATACACGAGACGCACCCGGAGAAAAACATGCCTGCACGTAATGTCGCCCGTCCCGGTGACCTCACCGGCCGCAACAAGGCCGCGCTCGCCAAGGAGCACGCCGAGGAACTGAAGGCGCGCGAGAACGAGATCGCGCTCATCAGCGCCCAGGCCGCAGCCGAACGTGACGACACCGTCCACGAGGTCAAGCCCCGGCAGCCCGAGACGGTCGTGGACACCGTCGTCGAGGTCGCCGACACCATCGAGGTCGAGACCCCTATGCGGGAGTTCCGCGTGAACACCTCGCTGGAGAACATGACCTTCGGCCACGGCAACCACTTCGACTTCGAGGAGGGCGTGCGCTACAAGGCGCCGAAGCCCCTCTACGACCACCTGGACGCTCTCGGCTACATCTGGCACTGATCGGCTCAAGGAGAGCACTGATGAAGACTCGCGCTTCCTCCCCGGCCTCGGGTGAGGCGTACGTGCTGGAGAACGCCGAGGGCCACGGAGCCGGACTGGGACACCTTCCCACCGGCTCCACGGTCGTCGTGGTCGACGTACACCCGGCGGGCACCGCTGGCATCGGCCACGCAGGCGAGGACGCCGTCCTGCTCGCGCACGTCCACGACACCCACGTAATCACCGACGAGGGCGACCACGCGCCGGGCCAGGCGATCCGGCAGTTCACCCTGCACCTGTCCGACTTCACGCGCATGTTCAAGAAGGTTGATGCCTGATGGCCGGAACGAACCCCACCTGGGCCGGTAACGCCCTGGACTTCCTCACCGGCCGGGCCGTCGCCTATACCGCGCCGCGTTCGACCTACCTGGCCTTGCTGATCGCTGACCCGACGCAGGAGGACGGCACCTACAGCATGACCGCCCTGCCGGAGGTCTCCACCCCGGGCTACGCGCGGCAGCAGGTCGTATGGACCGCACCGTCCGGTGCCCCGATGACCACGGGCAACAACGCGCTGCTGTTCTTCGGCCCGTTCACCGCCGACATGACTGACGCTGCCACGTACGCCGCCCTGGTCACCTCCGCATCCGGCACGACCGGCACGGTCATCTACGCGTGGCCGATCGACAGCCCGCTCCAGGCGGCGACGAACGAGTCCCTTCAGATCGCCGCTGGCGCGCTGACCCTTAATACCTGATCGGAGTCGCGGAATGGCCACCCTTGAGGACCTGCGGTCGCGGGTACGCAACGAACTGGGCGACCGGCTCACGCCGTTCCGCGACACCATCCGGGGCACCGGGGACGTCGCCGAGTACGAACTGAGTGCGAACAACGTGACCGGCCTGGAGGCTGTCCAGGTCGTCGGCACCACGCAGACGGTACTCACCTCCAGCGACTACGTCCTGGACGCGCTGAATGGCATCCTCACCCTGAACGCCGCGCTTCCTCTGGACGCTCTGCTGCTCGTGTCCGGGCAGTCCTACAGCCTGTTCGCCGACGACGAGCTGGACGTGTACCTCAACGACGCGTTCGCCCAGCACAACCGGGGCCGGACAGTGTCCGCCCGGTACAGGGATGACAACGGCTTCATCCGCTACAGCGAGGAGCCCGTCGACTTCGCCACCCTCCCGCCGGAGGAAGACGTCATGGTTGTCATGCTGGCGTGCACGGAGGCGATGTGGGCGCTGGCCACCGACGCGGCGACCGACATCAACGTCCAGACCGCTGACGGCACATCGGTCGACCGAGGTCAGCGGTTCGCGCAGATCCAGAAGCAGATCGAGCTGCTCACCGACCGGTACAAGCTGCTGTGCGAGAAAATGGGCGTCGGCCTGTATGCGATCGAGGTCACCAACCTGCGGCGCGTCTCCCGTACGACCGGGCGTCTCGTTCCGATCTTCCGTGAGCGGGAGTACGACGACTACTCGCTGCCGCAGCGGGTCCTCCCGCCGATCGGGCCGGGCCACCAGAACGACGACGAGTCCGGCATCCCGTCGCAGACCTGGGGCGGGTACTTCTGATGTCAGTGCCGGGTGCTATGAGTTCCAGCATGACGATCATGAAGGCGTGCTCCAAGTGCAAGGAAGAGAAGCCGGTTTCGGAGTTCCATCGGCAGACCCGTTCCGCTGATGGGAGACACCCCTACTGCAAACCTTGCAAGGCCGGGTACGCATCTGATCGCCACTGGCGTAATCGCGACGTCGAGCTGGAGCGCATGCGCCAGTGGAAACAGACCAACCGCGAACATGTTCTGGCTAAGGCCAAGGAGTGGTACGAGCAGAACTCCGAGCACAAGCGGGACACCGATCACCTGCGTATCCAGGAGAAGCGGTCCCTGATCCGACTCCTCAAGGCCCGCCCCTGCGCGGACTGTGGCGGTTCCTTCCCACCCATCTGCATGGACTTTGACCACGTCGGAGACGACAAGGTCATGAACGTAAGCAAGATGGGTCGATACAGCATCGAGAGGATCCTCGAAGAGATAGCCAAGTGCGAAGTCGTATGTGCTAACTGTCACCGACTCCGCACCGCCAATCGCGGCCAGTACACCTCGGCCGATCCGGAAGACCTGGAGGTGCCGGGCAATGTCTAGGCTGGACTGGAAGCGGTCGGGGCGGTTCAACGCCAACTACGAGACCACCGAGATCATGGCGTCCCTACGGGGGCGCCAGCACGAGGTCGGCGAGATGGTCCAGTACTACCGCTACTCCCACACCGACCCGGCCGGGGAGAACCTGTACGACGAGGCGACGGGGCAGGGGAAGACCTTCACCGGCCCGTACCGGATCCCGGCCCTGCACATCATCCACAGCCAGGGCGCCTCGCAGGACACTCCGCAGGGTCTGTACACCGTCGACAACCTCTCCGTCACCGCGTCATTCGACGCGCTGCGGAAGATGGGGTTCACCGACCAGGACATCGACCACGGCAAGTACCTCGTCGACCGGATCGTCTATGACAACTCGGTTTTCCGCGTCACGTCCATTTCCGTTCTGGGCCAGATTCAGAACCGGGACATCGTCGTAGGTATCGAGTGCGTACAGATGAAGCCGGACGAGCTGGTCAACGATGTCCAGTTCAAGCACTGGTCCCAGTAGCGGTTTATAAACTTCTTCGGCTTTCTTGGGATCCTGAATGGCGGAAGACTTCCGCTGTTCGAGACCCGTGAGGCCCGCTTTGCCATGGCTCATCAACGAGGACCGCGCCGTTAAGGCGAAACTCCAGGGCCTCTCTGTTACCGATGCGAATGCGCCGGACGGCCGTCCCGTTCCGGTGCGTTACCGCATTCCCGAGGTAGAGCTGGCGACGCAGACCTTCCCCCTGATCGTCATCGAGCACGCGGGCATCGAGAAGGCCGACGAGCGTGAGCACCGTGGCCCTGTCTACCTGCCGTACGCCCCCGAGGGCACGACCGGCTGGTGGGCGGAGGGAGACACCTCCTACGACGTCACGCAGTCCCCGTACCTCGTCGAGTACCCGATCCCTTTCGATCTGCGGTACCGCGTCATGGTCTTCACCCGTCTCGCGGAGCACGACATTGCGCTGGCGTCTTTGATGATGCAGCGCGATCGGATTCCTGCGCGGTTCGGATTTCTGGAGATCCCCGAGGACGGAACGGTACGTCGACTGGATCTTCTCGGCGGCCCAGAGCTGGCCGACACCCGTGACGAGAACGGAAAGCGTCTGTTCCGTCGCGAATACCTGATCTCTGTGTCCAGCGAAATGCTTCAGTCCGTCGCTGACGCGTACGTCAAGGCGGCCAGCGTGGCGCTGGACTTCGAGTACTTCACGGACAACGTAAATCGCCCATGACCCGGACCCAGGATTCGTAACCCCAGGAATTCACTTTCACCCAGGAGAAACAGATGACTGTCTACACGCGGCCCGGTGTCTACATCGACGAGACGCTTACCCCGCTCGCGCAGACCGCGACGACTCCCGGCGAGTCCGTTGCGGCCTTCGTCGGCACCTCCAAGCAGGGCGGCCCTCTGGCGCCGACCCTGGTCTCGTCCTTCTCGCAGTACGTCGCCACCTACGGCGGCTTCGGCGATACCTCGGACTTGCTTCCGTTCGCCGTCTATGAGTTCTTCAACAACGGCGGCAACAGCGCCTACATCGTGCGCGCGGCGGCCTCCGATGCGGTCGCGGCTACCGTCAGCCTGGACGACACCGAGGCCACAGCCAAGCCGACCCTCAAGGTCACTGCGATCTCGCCGGGAACGTGGGGCAACCAGGTCTACGTAGACGTCGTTCCGGGAGCCACTGGCTCCGGCCGGTTCGACCTGTACGTCTACGTCGGAGGGGCCACGTCCGCGTACCTCAAGGAACGCTTCTCCGACGTCTCCCTGGACCCGGCCGACTCCCGCAATGCACAGGCACTTATCAACTCGCCGGTCACCGGCTCGTCTTTCGTGCAGGTCCAGAGCCTGCTTAATACCGCGTGGGCTCCCACCCACTCCCCGTCTGTCCACACGGGCACCGCGCTGACCGGTGGCACCGATGGCGTCGCCGCGCTCAACCTGGCCACTGCTGCCCAGCGGCTGGAGATCGTCGAGGACAACCTCGTCCTGAACGTGCCGGGCGTCACCGACTCGACGGTGCTCAACCCGATCATCCAGTGGGCGGAGGATCAGGGCTCGGTGTTCGTCGTCGTGGACGGTGCGAAGGCCACGTCTGCCGACAACGCCCACTCCTACGCGCTGAGCCTCCAGGGCATGTCTACGGGTGGCTCCGCGATCCGCTCGTCGTCCTACGCGGCCATCTACGGCCCGTGGCTGATCGTCAACGATCCGGCGACGGCGTCGTCCGGGTCGGCCCGGCTGCTGCCGCCTGGTGGTGCTGTGCTCGGCCAGTACAGCCGTACCGACGCCTCCCGGGGTGTGCAGAAGCCACCGGCCGGTGTCGACACGGTCCTCAAGGGCGTGCTGGACGTGCAGTTCCGGTTCTCCAACGACGACCAGGACAACCTCAACGTCGCTGGCATCAACGTGCTGAAGTCGCTGCCCGGCACGGGCTTCGTCATCTACGGCGCCCGCACCTTGTCGACGGGCATGCCGGACCGCTACGTCTCCGTCCGACGGTCGCTGATGCTGATCAAGAAGGGCATCCTCGACGCCACCCGGTTCGCCGTCTTCGAGCCCAACGACTCGATCCTGTGGGACCAGGTCAACGCGGTCATCTCGCAGTACCTGCTGACCCTCATGCAGACGGGCGTGCTGGCCGGAACCACTCCGGAGCAGGCGTTCTTCGTGGTGTGCGACTCGACCAACAACACCGCTGCGTCGGTGGCGAACGGGGTCGTGAACATCTCCGTCGGTGTCGCTCTCCAGACCCCGGCCGAATTCATCGTCGTTGAGATCGGCCAGTTCAGCGGCGGTTCCTCCGCCACTGACAGCACGGCCACTTCCTGAGAGGTAACCCACTGATGGCTACGACCACGTCCACCGTCGGACACATCGCGACGGACCCGCTTCGGAACTTCAAGTTCCAGGTCCAGATCCAGCACCCGGGCATCAAGGGCTTCGCCCGCATGGGCTTCATGTCCGTTTCAGGTCTGAACGTCACGACCGAGGTGATTCCGTACCGCGAGGGCGGTATGAACACAACGACCCAGAAGATGCCGGGGCAGAGCGACTTCGCCCCCATCACCCTCTCCAAGGGCCTCGCGGTCGGCGACTCGCAGATGATGGACTGGATGCGGCAGTTGTTCACTGTCCTCCAGGGAACCGGAAACGGAAAGGCCGGTGCGGAATTCCGGCACATGGTCGACATCAAGGTGCTCGACCACCCGGTGACTTCCGGCGCCACTCCCGCCAAGGCCGCGTTCCGCGTTTACAACGCGTGGCCCACGGCGGTGGCCTTCTCGGACCTGGACGCGGGCGCCAACGCGATCATCGTTCAGCAGATGACCCTCGCTCACGAGGGCTTCGAGTTCAAGTTGGCTAACAGCACGGGCTCGTCTTCCGTTAGTTTCTAATAGCGGATTCCCGAGACTCGACTAGGAGCAAAACCAGTGGCTAACGACCTTAATACCGAGGGGTACTCCAGCCCCC